TCAATAGGTCTTGCCTCAGATTTAGACATGTCGTTAACAATCTTCTGTTGAAGATCAGTTAGTTGATAGTTGGTGGATGTAGTCATTAGTAACTTGGCTCCGATAGTGTGGATGGTTTAGTTTTTTCGAAGATCTCGTAATAGTGGTGGATACCTTTATTAACGTCGTCCTTGTCAGGTGAGTCGCAATGGATATAGCAGTACTCGGCAATGTGCCTCGCATCCGTGTAGGAATGCTTAGGTAATAGGTGCTGTACTGTATCCAAATACTTTTGTACGTCCTTGACAGTGAATGCGAATTTGATAGTCATTACGTCCTTGTCTTTAGTAGTCCTGTTACGTCCTTGCCGATGCTTGTGAACATTAAGGTGCTTTCTTGATTGTGAAATGAGAGTGAAGATATACCAATGTCTTTGATATATCCTCACTATGTATTACTTAAGGTCTACACTTATGTATAACAAATTGTTTATTAGGGTATGCAATTTGTAATTGTTGTAATCTAAACTCAACATCATTGTTATGTATTAGTTTACTATCAAGGCTACGATTCTCACCCGGTAGTGTTACCTCCGTGCATGTAATGTAGCTGTACTGTGTAGCATCTATTGGTAGCATGATTACACTCCATGAAATTTATTCATGGCTGCTATGTATAAATCTTCTGGTGAATACATCGCAAGAGTTTCTGTTAACATAGCTTCCTCGATTACTTCCTCGAGGCACTGCTCATATAGCAGCTCATTGTTAATGTTTGACATAATAAATACTAAAGAATACTGAGGGGATTACCTCGTGATACCAACCAAAGTGGCTGGCATCATGCGACAATCAGAAAGCAAATCCAATAGCAGCAGTAAAGAATAAGGTAGCTAATAAGAAAGATTCTCTTTCTTTATATGTAGTGATATTGTTATCATCTACATACACTTGAAGTGCAGCATCCTTGTCCTCAATTACTGCTAGTAGTTGAGCTTTAGTTTTATTTGAATAAGTCATGAATCAAAGTGAAAGACAGCAAGATAAGTAATAGCTATTGGTGCTATTGCAATAAGTGGATAGATTAAGATCATTACTAAAGTGGAAGGATTAAGTAAAGGAGTACCAGCTATTGCTAGGGAATAGCTTGGTCTCTCCGTTATCTATCACCCACCAAGTAAAGTTCTTTTGATATATCCCATCGGATACAAACTCAGAGAAGCAATCAATCAGTGCGTTGAGTCGTGACTTAGTAGTCACTGTCTCCCATCCACAACTGTTAACACTTAACGTTCCATCCGGTGCGACCTTGCCAATCTTGTGCCCATGTAGGTACACATGACTGCCTGTCTCGTCACTAACAACGCGAGTATTACTACCGCACGTTGTCGATGCGCGCTGCTTTACAGCAGCACACATAAGGGTCTCAACCTTACGCATGAGTTAGAAGTAACCTCTCTCGTTGAGAGGCAACGGTTCATAAGGGAATCGAACCCTTAACTATTGATCGACAATCAATTGTTATAACCATTTAACTAATGAACCAAGAGGGACTTACGTCCCTATGTATCAAGCAGCAGCTAAAGAGTCATGCTGTTGAAGTAACACTGGAAGTGTTCGACTAGATACGGATGAACCAACCAACTCGTAAGTCATGACACCTGTTCTGTCGTTGTAGTTACGTTGAACAACTGCATTACTACGTAATGATTGAACCCAGAAACCCAAAGACATATTGTCTTGAAGCATCAAGTTGATTAGCTTCGTCCTTGAAACGTTGCGGTATAGGTACTCTCCACCGGAGGTGAAGCGTATCAACGCTGTCCTTTTGAAAGGATTAACAGCAACAAACTCAACAGCTTCGCTGTATCTAGATCTGATTAAGAACATAATAAAAATGTAAAGAATAAAAGGGACTAAGCCCAGAGATAGCAGGGGATTCGAACCCCTTACGCCCCTATACAAATTCCATAGGTGGAAGGGTTTGTATAGCTACGCTATCTTGTTTGAATGTGTCACGGAATAGAGTTGCGACCTGGTCAATAAGATCACGGTACTCAGTAGATATAGTCACGCATTTGGTGTCCTCATCTTTACCTTTCCAGCGTCCTTGAACATCACTGATGGTGTAACCATCGAAGCGTGTATCAATGCAGGATCTGCAGAAGTTATCCCATTCTTGGTTGCTTACGTAACCACCTGAAGGAATGTCTCTACCCATGAACATTTGATAAGTTTGCATAATAAAATAAGATGCACAAACCCAGTCAAGGACTCGAACCTTGAAACATCCCGTCCTTAGTTACTGCAGCCGTTAAATGTTATCGGTGCTGTCAGATAAGGTGATGCTGGGTGATCATGTTCTCATGATGTTGATGTATGAACTCAGTTAGCACGGGCTGCTTGGCTGATTCGCTTAGATCCTTAGCTCTCGGTTGGCTAAGTCTGTGACTTATCAAGGTCACGCTGTCTTGTCCTGAAGGGGCACCGGACTCAAGAACCTTTACGGTTCTACGTAGCTCTAAGCTCGTTATGTTTTGCCAGCAATTTGGTTGAGTCACCGTCTGGCAAGGTCTCATGGATTCTGATTGAATCTTGAGAACTCTCTCACTCTCTAGTCGAGAGTTCGAAAGATCTCAATCTTCAAGAATCCTATGAATCCATCATATCAGATCGTTTGCACTAGTGGAATCATTGCAAACGTGGAAAGGTACAAGAAGCCAGTGGTAGCAGTAGTCATAAGCATCTCTTATCTATCGGAATTGGATTGATTATCACAGTGATGCCAAGGTGTCTAGCGATTGTCAGGGAATGCTTACAGATCGCTTGTCTTGCATCTCGCGCTAACCAACTACCGCGCGCCTGCGTGATGCGCGTGTTCTTACTACCGCGCGCGCCCCCGTGCCTGCGTTAATTGATCGCGCGTGTATGTTGATCACTGTGATCCACTGGTATGACAGGGATGATGCCGCACTATGAATGCAACACCTCGCGCAGGCGCGGTAGTTTGATCGCCCGCGTGCCTGCGTTTTTGATACCCCCACGGGGGAAGCGTCCGTCCCCCCTCGATATATATAAGGCTTGAGAAATTTATGCCAAATTCTCACAGGCTTTAACGAAATCCTGATTGAACTTATCCAACCCCTGATCTGTCAACACATGTTTTACCATCTTATCGAAGACAGCCACAGGGATTGTGCATATATCAGCTCCTTTCAGGAAAGCTTTTCCAACGGATTGAACATCTCTAATCGAAGCAGCTAAAACCTTAGTTTTTATGCATTTTAATTTGTAGAGGGAAGCTATTTGCCCTATGAGGTTAAGTCCATTAAACGAATTATCATCTAATCGACCCACAAAGGGAGAAACATAAGTAGCACCAGCAATGGCAGCCAATATTGCTTGGCTAACGCTAAAAACGAGAGTAACATTAGTTTTAATACCGATATTGGACAAGTATTTACAAGCTTTAATTCCAGGCATAGTACAAGGCAGCTTTACAGTTGCTGTAGGACCATATTCTTTATGAACATTCAAACCACGATCAATGAACTCATCTTCCGTGTCAGCGACGACTTCGATGCTAACGTCAGGAAGGTTAGGGATATTAACTAAATTGTGGTAGACATCATAAGGGTTAGAGTTAAGGCTAGATTTAAGAATGAGGGATGGATTGGTAGTAATACCTGAGATTAATCCAGTACCTATTCTTTGGACGACCTCCTCTTCCGAGGCAGTGTCTAAGAATATGTTCATAGTATTAATAGTATTAATAGTATTGAGGTCGGTCGAGTTATGCGTCGAGTGGAGATACTCATTATCATCATTAAGTGATGATGTAGAGCGAGATGATGTGTTGTTTCTTTAAAGTGGGCGGGGGAGTCCACCCTTCTCCCCCTATTAGCCCGTCGCACCCTTAAACCCAGGTGGGGACAGCTTTTCCGCCTGACTTACCTCTAGCTTGTTTTCTTTGATTTAAGGACATCCCCATCACGAGGTGATTAGTAGCTGCTTGGGGGTCATCCATGAACGATTCAAGCATGTCAGAGAATTCTTCGTCTTTACGTAGTTGTATTTGACGTTGAGCTGAGATAGATAGAGCGTCTGTATAGTATTGAACTGCTTGAGCTAGGCAATCGAGTCTATCGTCATGTTTAACGGCAAACTTTTCTCGGCACATTCTAGACATTTGGTAGAAGAGCATATAGAGCAGTCGTTTTTCAGGTGCTTCATCTTTATTGGATGAATAATCCCATTCGAGAACGCTTCTGTTAACAACCAAACGATGCTGGTTAAGAACAGGCTCCAGACTGTCAATGATACGATCTTCTTTTCTGACATTAGCTCTAGTTTCTTCGATGTAGATTGCTTGTTTAGTATTTTGGATATGTTTTTTAAAGAGTTCAGCGACTATACCGTCTCCAAAGTTAGATTCAATTAAGAGAGTTGAAGCGTTATATTTCTTACAACCTTTAAGGATGTCAAGAAGTGTGTTGTCACTGTAGCCGTCTTTATAAGCTCTCATTTCGTGTAGGTAGAGGAAGCCATTGCGTTGGGATACATAGCTAACTGCTGTCTCATCACTACCTCTTCCGGAGGGGTCCACGGAGCAGATTGTTTCTGTGTAGTCGTCCCACTTCCCTACGATGTCCATAGGGCTGTAGAAGTAGTCTCCAGGTAAGCCTACGGTAGGTGCATCTTTAATAACGTTTCGTGGATCTGAGCACCATACAATAGACTCTGGAGCTTGTTTTGGATTAACTGAGGTAACTATTAGATCAGCCATCTTTAAGGGGAACTTCTCAGCGTCAGACAAGCTTGTATCAAGCATGAACTGAAGCATAAAGTTAGAGCGACCCATAGACGCTTCACGTTGTATTAGGTCTTCGTCGTCGAAGCGATCAGGATCTGTTGTTTCCCAGGGTTGAGCACCGTTATCTATGTCTTCTTGTAGTTGAGGAGCTATTTGTCCTTCATAGCTGGCAAGCTTTCTGGGGTATCGGCTCGGCCAAACAAAGGGACGATACGAACGCTCTGCCAGCTTATTATAAACAGTAAAACAACTCTGAGGAGTCCCAAGATAACAAATACGTGAATCATCTTTTGGTGTGAGAATCGATTCCGCTTCCGTGCAAAGTTGAAGAAGTTTTTCACGCATCATCTCCGTCATACTGTTTCCTGGCACTTCTATATCGTCTAGGACCATTAAGTCCGCGCGTGATCCAGTTAGCTGACCAGTAATACCCACGCTCTTCACTGAAGGTGCTTGGTGCGGAGAGCACGCAACGTCGAAGCTTATGCGCGACCATCTTGAGTCGTCTGATTTGGGTTGTAAGTGACTTAACCAAGGTGTTTCAATTATTAGTTTTTGGAGGAAGATAGACATGTTGTCTGCGCGTTCTTTAGAAGCGGAGATAATCATGATCTTCTTTTCAGCATCATTAAATAGAGTCCATAACACGAACGCACCTGTGATCCAAGATTTACCAACTCCTCGGAAAGCTTGGATCTGTAGACGTTTAGGTCCGTGTTGTAAATAGTCTGCTATTGCGTATTGCGCTCTAGTTGGTGAGGGGAGGTCAAGCTGTTCCCATAATGCTTGCAGAAACAGCTTGAAATCGTCCTGTAAGGACGTCAAAACGTCATTCATGTACGAAAGTGGAAAGGTTAGGCTTTATAGCCTTGTGCAGCCTTTTTAAGCAGCCTTTTCATTTGATTAATGTTTTGCTCAGAAAGGTTTTTATCGTTTTGGAATTTAATAGTACCTAGTTTTTTATTTGTACTTACTTCCCATATCTCTATATCTTTAAGATTAGATCTATCGTTTTTTATATACCAGTTATTTCCTCTGGTTTTTATATGGGTATAGAACCAGCTTTCAGCAGAATCTTTCCACCATCTAGCTTTTGCATTCCTTTGGATAAAGATGTTGCTAAGATGATTACCTTGAAAACCGATTTTATCCCATAGAGCATAAGCTCTTAAAGCTATATCATGCTCATGGCTGATTAATTGTAATCCTGGTTTTACTCGTCTACCGCGTTTATAAAGGCTACCGACAGCTTTAGCATTTTCGTCATTAGCTTGGTTCACGATAGACTCAAAGGCTTCTTTTTCCTCTGGGACAATTAAATGATTTAACCTTTTACCGGCTGATGTTTTTTTACCAGAAACTACCTGAGTAGCTTTTTTAAATTTAAGTAGGCGTTGATCTTGGTCTGCGTATTTATGAGGTTTACCAGTACCACCAGCAACTAATTTATATTCAGTACCGTCATAAATTCTTGAAAGACCAGTTTCTTTTTCATATTTTAGCTCTATCTCTCTATTAGTTATGTCTGGATTTATTCTTTTTTGGTAATAAGCGTAAGATAAGAAGTTTTGGGCATGACCTTTTTTACCTATAGGAGATTTTTCATAAGGAAATATCTTTCTAAGTTCAGCATCTACATAGTTATTAAGTCCGTGATTTGGAACTTCTATATAAGTTTCTTCGGCATGTAAAGTTGTTTGACTTACATTCCTTTTCGCTATCTGCTCATTTATGTAAGCTTGCTGCGGAGTAACAAATCCATTGACACCGTTCTTTACTCCGTTGCCGTTAGTTGCTCCGTTGACTACTCCGTTAACTCCATTCTTTACGCCGTTCTTAATCGTCCTCTTGCCGTTCTTGACAAGAGCTTTCAGGGCATATTCAATTGCCATTAAAAAAGCCGCCCTTGCGGACGGCGGTTATTTGTACGGTTGGGTGGTTATCTTCTGCCTCTTGCTGCTTTCCACTTCTTATGTTCTTCCATCTTTTTCGCTAGTTGCTTTGCTGTAAATCCAGCATCAATTAGTTTCTTTTGGATAGCTGAAGTTTTCTTACCTCCAATCTTTGCTGGGTATTTGGAACCAGATTTCTTTTTGGATTTAATTGTTAGATCTGGCTTCTTGCCGAAGTCCTCATTAATCCTTACAGCTTTACCTTTTGGACCTGGAATAGTGGCATTACCTTCTTTAGCTGGGATATTGGATAGCTTCCCAAACTTAGATTGGTAATCTTTTTTCTTTTGTAGTTGTCTCTTATTCCAGCCTTTAGCGTTATCTATATTCTGATCTAGTTGAGACTTTGTAGAAGTAGTAGGTGTTGTGGTGGTCTTCTTAGTAGTAGTTTTCTTATTGGTCTTCTTGTTATCAGGATTGAAACGACTATGAGCTTTATTAAAGCCTTTAAGACTACCGTGCTTTTTAAGGTAAGCATTTTGAGCTTTAATGCGGTCCCTTTCATATGGAGTAGTTACACCACCGATTGCTCCTCCAGCTTTAAGTGGCTTTTTCTTTATTCTACGAATAAGGTTTCCTGTTGTTCGCCATCCACCACCAGCTATATCTGCTGCTCCAAGAACTTTTAGTGCTTGACCGCCAACTTTTCCTCCTATTTTTAGAACCTTAACTGCTTTGCCAGCACCTTTTACGTTCTTAAGTCTTTTAGCTTGGTTTATTGCTTTTTTACCTAGTGTCTTAGCTTGTTTTACTATTTTCTTAGGCTTAATACCTTTGCCTTGATTGACTTCAGATATAACCTTACCGCCTCTAGTTACACGTCTAGGGTTGGTTGAGCTGCCTTCTACTTTATATTTTCTGTTAAAGGCACTATCTTTATTGACACCTTTTTTAGCTAAATCTAGTTTCTGTTGTGCTGCTTTTCTTCTTGCACTTTCTACCCTTGGTGTTACCTTAGCTTTCGTTTTTACTTTAGGTGTTGTAACTATTTTTCCACCTTTATCTTTTGCACGTATAGCTAACTTTCCACCTCTAGGTTTATATAACTTTCCACCAGGACTTTTAACTATTTTAGAAGGTGGTTTCTTATACTTGGCAATTTTACTACCTTTACTTTTAACGA